GAACAAAATGTAAAACTACAGATAATATCAGAAGGGGGAAGAACATCCCCAGTATTCCCTCTTACATCAAACACAACAACTATAGCTAAATCTTTTATAAAAGGATATATACACGAATATTTAAATCCACAAGCAACTAAAGGGTCCGTATTAATAGAATTCGATGATAAGGTTTTTGGTGAAAGTTTAGGATTAGATACTGGACCACCTCCTCCTCCACCTGGCCCTTTTGATTATTTCTTAGGAAAAAGTAAATTTGGAAAAGATGTATTTGATGTAGCAGGTGTGGGAAGAGCAAAAAATGGAGGAAAAGCTATGAAATCTGAAGAAATAAAAGAAGACTCTAAACAAAAAGCCTTAAGAATAATATATGATACACATACTTCATCTATAGGGCGTATGTATAGTACTTTTAATGATTTTTTAAATGATAGTGATTATACGTTAGTGATGATGAAACAAATTGGTCATTATGAAAATTCCGAATTAACTAAACCTATTAGTAATAAAGAATGGAGTGTAGGATATAGATGGCAAATAACATATATTGAAGAATGGTAAAAACAAAAAAATGGCAGAAGAAATAAACATAGCAAATGATCTAAATATAACTAATTTTATGGCGGATATAGAAAAAACAGGCAAAGCTTCTGTTTATACTCCTATATTTCCTGCTGTTTATGAAGGAAGACAAGTAATAATAAACTCAGATAGATTAATTTTTAACGCTAGATTAGCTTCAGATCAAGGAGAAAAAGCAACATATTCAGCAGGAGGAGATATTCATATGTTTTCTCAAAATTTTATATCATTAAGTACAAGAGGAAGTATACACCTAAACACAGAACATCCTGAAGGTGTAGCTCAAGAAGAAAACAATGTAAATTATATAATGATTAATGCTCCTAACATATTTTTAGGTATGGATGATGTACCTAAAGGGGGGAAAAATAAACCTAAATCATATGCTAATGAACCTGCTATATTAGGTTTAAAGAACCAACAATTAATGGATAAATTATTTGATCTTATATTAAAAATATTAGAAAAATTAGGTAATGATAATTTATATGTAACAGGAGCCGCTGGAAAATTATCATCTCCTAAAACAGAAGTATGGAAAAATTTAATAAAAGATTGGGATGGTGAAGGTGATTCTGAAGAGGGAAGTGTAGGAGAATTAAGAAAAATGTTACGTACTATTAAAAGCCAACATGTATTTATAAAAAAATAAAAATGCCATTAAACGCACAAGCAGAAATATCAAATAAAATCCAAGAAACACTAGGAGCAGTTAAATTAAAAATGCCTAATGGTCAAATTCCACATAAAGAAGAACTAGCGGATTTAAAGGGAATAATGCCTAACCCTAAAACAGTAAAAAATGTATTAGCGTGTGGTACAGGAGTACCTTCTAACTTTTTAGCAGATTTTGATCCTTTAACTTCCTTAATTGCAACTATTCCTATCCCCAAACCAAAACTTAATATTAAAAACCCAATTATTGATGTTGTAGAAAAAACACCAGAACCCTTACCCCCAATAAACACAGATGGGTTAACTAAAAAGGAAATTGAAGAATTAGAAAGAAAAAGAGAGGCACAACAAAAATTTAATGAATTAAAAACAAACGCAGCTAATAAAGCGAAAGGAGCAGCAGCAGGATTAGTAAATAAATTAGGAGGAGAAGTACAAAAACAACTTCAAGGAGGAGTAGAAGGAGCAGTACGGAATGCAGCAACAGGAATGATAGCAGGAGCTATGGGAGCTCCAGGTGTAAAAGATATTATGATGAAAATAGCGGCATTTAAATTTTTTAAAGCACAAATGGCAGCCGCAGGTGAAAAAATAAAAACAGTTACTGAAGAAGCTAAAAAAACAATGGAAGAGTCTAAAGATGTATTAAAAGGCCAAACAGAATCCATAGCAGAAGATAAAAATTTAAAAAAAGAAGACCAAGAAAAAGAACAAGAAGCTTCAAAAACAGAAGCAAAAGCAGACACTTTTAAATCTAAATCTAGATCAGGAGGGCCTGAACCGGGTAGTAAACATGACAGTAAAACAACAAGAAAAGCAAAAGAATTAAGAGAAAAAGCAGATGGTTTTAAAAAGAACTTAGAACAAACAGTAAAAAATGTAGGATCATTTCTAACAGATGTTTTAGGAACCGTAAAAAAACTATTAAGTACTATTTTAAAAGTAGTAGCAGCATTAGCTGCTATAATAGGACTTGTAATGATGTTAAAACAATTAATGGAATTAATGATGATGTTAATGTTTGGTAAATGTAATGGAGGTACATCAGGAGGAGCAGCAAATAATTCTAAAGCACAATCTCCTGAAGAATTCTTAAATGAACTTGGATATCCAGGATTTACCCAAGATGACTTTTCAACCGCTCTTGAAAACGCAACCAATAACACAGACTTATTTAACGACGCTTTTAATAACGCAAATAGTTCTACATCTCAAACAAATTTAACAAACCAATCAGGATTAGGAACAGGAACAGATCAAACATTATCAAATAAACCTGTATTTACAAAAGATGATTTAACAAATCCTATAGTAATAGGAGGATATCAAATAGGACAACCATTAACATCAACAGATTTAGATCCTTTTTCAGATAAAGATTTTACAAACCACCCATTAATGGGAGATTTAACAGAAATACACCCACAAATAACTAACGATTTATATAATGAAGGAATATTACCATTACCTAAAGATGTAAAATCACCTAACTCAACACAATTTGAAAAAGGATTAGACGAATTATATGATCAAATATTTGATGAACTTGTAGAATCACAAAATATAGAATATATAGAAAAATTATATAACTTAGATTTTGAAATGATTGGATATAAACGTTATAAAGCTTAAAAAAATTATATTTATTAACAAAACACAACAATAATGAAAGCAAAAACTTTTGAAAACCTAATTAGAAAAGTAGTTAGAGAAGAAATAGATTATGCGTTACGTAGAGAAATTAAAACACTTAAAGAAGATTTACGTGATGATTTAAAACCAACAATTATAGAACATACTGAAAAATTAGTTGAAATTCCTGAAACAACTAAAAATTCTTTAAGAGAAAAAATAATGGGTAATGCACCTTTAAAACAACGCCCAACACAAAATTTTACATCTAATAGTGCATTAAATGATTTATTAAATGAAACAGCACAAGGAGATACAAACACACAATCAGGAAATGCATCTGTAAATTTATCACAACCATTTGCATCTGCAGCTCCTATGTCTATGGACACAACAGGAATGCCTGAACCAGTAGCAAACGCAGTAACAAGAGATTATAGTAGTTTAATGAAAGCAATAACTAAGAAAAAAGGAAAATAATAAATGGCAAACGTAAGAAATTATATACAAATAAACCCAATAGATACAGATCAAGATAGAGCTGTAGGAGTATCTGTTCCTTTTGATGGGTCTGGAGTATTTAATTCTACGTATACTACCCAAGAACAAATGAAAAGTAATATGTTAAATGTATTACTTACAGAACCAGGTGAAAGAGTATTTAAACCAGATTTTGGAGTAGGATTAAGAAACTATTTATTTGAAAGTTTTACAGATACAAAAAGTTTAGAAGATAGAATAAATGATCAAGTAGAAATACATGTTCCTCAAGTAGAATTAACTAATGTAAAACTTCAAAAAGACCCAAACAGTCATGAATTAAACGTAAGTATATTTTATAAAGTTATAGCAAATAATGAATCAGACGCAATAAAAATTAATTTTTCCCCTGATGAAGGTCAAAATATTTCATTAGGTACAGGAGAATATTAAAATAAAAATATATGGCTTATAATAAAATATCAAATAAAACACAAGAAAAAGATATAAAGTATTTAAATAAAGATTTTAATAGTTTTAGATCTAGTTTATTAGATTTTACTAAAACATACTATCCTAATACTTTTAATGATTTTACAGAAGGGTCTCCAGGATTAATGTTTATGGAAATGGCTGCCTATGTAGGAGATGTTTTATCTTATTATGTAGATACTCAACTACAAGAAACATTTTTAGATACTGCTCAAGAAAGAACAAATTTATTTCATTTAGCATATACATTAGGATATAAACCTAAAGTAACATCAGTATCAGCAACTAACTTAGATATATTTCAATTAATACCTGCTAAAGGAACTACAGGAGATAAATCTCCTGATTTTGATTATGCTCTAACTTTATCTAAACCAACATCATTTGCAACAGATACAGGAACAAATTTTTCATTACAAAATCAAGTAGTATTTGAACATTCTTCTTCATTTGACCCTACAGAAATAAGTATATATTCAGTAGATAATAATGGAGAACCTTTTTATTATTTATTAAAAAAATCAACACCTGTTATATCTGCTGAAACTAAAATAAAAACTTTTGATATAGGAGAATTACAAAAATTTTTAATATTAAATTTAATAGGAGATAATATAATATCAATTCAATCAATAGTAGATTCAGATGGAAACGAATATACAGAAGTACCTTACTTAGCTCAAGACACAGTTTTTGAAGATATAGCTAATGTTCAAGGTAATACAATATCTTTATATGAACACCACGCAGAAACTCCCTATTTATTAAAAATAAAACAAACACCAAGAAGATTCGTAACAAGATTCACAGATAAAAATATATTAGAAATTCAATTTGGAGCAGGAGATTCATCTAAATCAGATGAAGAAATACTTCCTATACCTGATAATATTGGTTTAGGAGGAAGAGATGGAAGAAGTAAATTAGATCAATCAATAGATCCCGCTAATTTTTTACATTCTCAAACTTATGGAAAAGCACCTTCAAATACAACACTAACAGTTACTTATTTAACTGGAGGAGGAATACAATCAAATGTTCTTTCACAAACAATTAACAAAATATCCTCAATTTCTTTAAATAATAAACCTAATTTAAATGGCAATTTATTATCTTTTTGTAGAGAATCATTAGCCTGTTCAAATCCAGAACCCTCAACAGGAGGAGGATCAGGAGATAATACTGAAGATATTAGATTAAATACTTTAGCTAATTTTTCTTCTCAACAAAGAATAATAACCAAAGAAGATTATATGGTAAGAACATTATCTATGCCTTCTATTTATGGTAGTATTGCTAAAACTTATGTAGTAAAATCATCTGAACTATCTACAACTACAACAACAAAGGACTCAGAAGCATCTTTTTTATCTTCAAATTTATATATTTTAGGATACGACAGAAATAAAAAACTAACAACATGTAATACCGCTACAAAAACAAATCTATCTACATATTTAAATTATTATAAACCCCTAACAGATTCAATTAATTTAATGAATGCTTTTATAATTAATTTTGGAATTGATTTTGAAATAACAACATTTAGGAATAATAACAACCAACAAGTAATTTTAAATTGTATATCAGAATTAAAAAACTATTTTAATATAGAAAAATGGCAAATAAATCAACCTATAATAGAATCAGAAATTTATAATTTAATTGGTAATGTAAAAGGAGTACAATCAGTAATAAATGTAACTCTAAAAAACTTAGCAGGGGTAGAAAACGGATATTCAAGATTTAAATATGATTTTGAAACATCAACTAAAGATGGTATAATATATCCCTCACTAGATCCAAGTATTTTTGAAATAAAATACCCTAACACAGATATTAAAGGTAATATAAAACAATATTAAAATGGCATACTATTCAATATTTCCAGAAAAAGATACAACATTATATAGTCACCCTGATCGTATTCATATGAATGCAGGTCGTGACGAAATACTTGAGTTAGTAGAAGAGAAATCAACAACAGGTAATACTTATTATACTTCACGAATTTTAATTAAATTTGATAATCAAGAAATAAAAGATGTTATAGAAAATAAATTATCTAAAATAATAGATCCAAACCATACTAAAGTATCCCTTAATTTATATGCTGGTGAAAATAAAAGCCTAACACAAGGACACATTATAGAAGCTTATCCTTTAAGTCAATCTTTTGAAGAAGGACTACAAAGATATAGTGCTATCCCTCCCTCAACAACAACGGGCAGTAACCAAGCAGCAAACGGAGCAACATGGGTTTATAGAAACGAAAACACGTCTTCAGCATGGCCTGTAACGGGATTTATACCAGGAATAAACACAGGATCTTATACAACACAACCAGGAGGAGGAATATGGTATACAGGAACAGATTTTAGAGCAGAACATTCTTTTTATGCAGATGATGATTTAGATTTAGATTTAGACGTAACTACTATAGTTAAAAAATATTCTTCAAGCTTTTATCAAACAGCAGCATATCCTCAGGGAATACCTAATAATGGCTTTATAATTAAAAAACCAACAGTGACTGAGGAAGACGGTTTTGGATTTGGAGAATTACAATATTTTTCTTCTAATACTCATACAATTTATCCTCCTAAATTAACGTTTAGATGGGATGATTCATCTTATTCACATAGTGGTACTACTTTAACTAGTGGAGATATATTTTTAGCTCTACATAATAATAAGGGAGAATTTCAAAGAAAATCAAAACAACGTTTTAGATTAACTACAAGAAAAAGATACCCAGATAGAACCTTTACAACAAGTTCAAATTATTTAGAAACATCATATTTACCTAATACAAGCTATTATAGTATAAGAGACGCAGAAACAGACGAAGTAATAATTCCTTTTGACACATCATACACTAAATTAAGTGCTAATAGTGAAGGAATGTATTTTGATTTATGGATGGAAGGTTTTCAACCAGAACGTTATTATAAAATAATGTTTAGAATAGATAATAATGATGGTATTAATATACATGATGAGGATTACTTTTTTAAAATCGTAAGATAATGAAATTAACTAAAAAAACATATCTTTCAACAGATTCAGATAAATTAATTGATAAAAATTTTAATGAATTAGGAAAAAAACAAAGCAGGATAAACATATCAAGTTTTTTTCAAATGTATAAAGACATATTTTTTAGAATTCCTAAAACGGGTGCTAATTCTCATACTACATTATATAATGAAAGTGGAAATTTTTTAGAAAACCCTCAATCATCTAATTCTACAAAAATGAAAAGATTAAATAAACAAATAAAAGAACTTCAAAATAAACTATCAGAATTAGAACATAAAAATGAAATGTTAAGTTCTGTAAATGTAGCTCAAGAACTTGAAATACGTGAAATTAAACAAAGTTAAATAAGAAATGGCGGATTTAATTGAAGAAAAATCTTTATCAAGAGTAGATATAAATAATATCGAAGACTTAAATGCTATATTAGTAGATAGAAAGTTTGGTAGACCACAAGATTATATAGAAATATTTATATTAGATTTAAATAATACTATATTATATTCAATACCTAATTTTAAACAATACAACACAGGAAAAAACACACAAGGCTTAACAGATGAAATAAATATAGATCCTTTATCCTTATTAAATGGTAATGGTTTTTTTACAGGTACCTATAAAATTCATGTTAATATACAAAAAAGAAAAATATTTAATACTACTACTCCTGCTTTTAGAATAAAAGAAATAACAGGAACTAGAACAGAATTATCTTTAGCTACTTTAGAAGGAGGAAATACATCTTTAGATACTAATTCTCAAACTTTCATATCACAGATACAAAACTCTACATATTTTAGAGATTTTACTTTAAATTTTGGAGAAAATAAAAACATAACAGCAGTTAATATTGATATTGATAGATCTAATCCTAACGAATTTCTATTAAATATAAAATTATTAAAGCCCTTACCAGGTAGTTTTAAAGAAGGAGACAAATTAAATATAGTAGAAGACATAACAGAACCTATAGTTATGACTTACGATTTAGGTGCTTTACCTCCAGTAGATACAACAACAACTATAAAGGGACCTAATTTTAAAATAGATACTAGATTAAATAGTTCAGTACCCACAGCTTTTAAATCTTATGACGATATATTATTAACAAAAACTACTTCTTCTTATCAAAAACTTATATCTAAATTAGATGGGTATGAAATACCAGAAATAGACTATAGTTATGTAAGACCTGTAGATTCATCTTCTATAGATTTTGAAACAGTAACTCCTTCACATTTTGAAAATTTTGTACATTTTGGTAGTTCAGTAGAATTATTAAAAAACTTTCAATATAAATTAAAATTAATAGAATTATATGACACACAATTAAGTGAATTATATAACATACCAGGAGGCACATCTGTCTCAACTATAACTACTGAAGCAACTTCTTCTATTTTAAATAAAAAAGAGAATTTAATACAAGGTTTTAGTGGATATGAACAATTCTTATATTTTACTACAGGATCAAATCCTTATACTTGGCCAAAAACAGGTAATACTCAACCTTACCCACTATCACACACAACATCTTCAGAAGCAATATTATGGTTAGGTACTGAAGATAGTTTTCATCAGGATTATGGGGGTCAGTTATTATCAGCATCAACTTTTGATAATCAAAACCCAAATAGACTATTTAAGTTAACCCCAACCTATATAGGAGATAAACCTGTAAACAGACCTTTTGAGATATTTTGTGATATGGTTGGAGAACAATTTGATCCTATATGGACTCATATAAAAGAAATAACACAAATAAGAGACAATAGTCACACATTAGGAATATCTAAAGATTTAGTATACTATGCTTTAGAAAGTTTAGGTATAGAAGCTTTTGATCAATTTGAAAATGAAGACCTAATAGGATATATATTTGGAAACACATTAGTTCCTGATGATACTTCAGCAGTAATTACAGCTACAACAGATATTACCTCTAAACAAGACTTAACAAAAGAAATATGGAAACGTTTATACCATAACGCACCTTATCTTTTAAAAACTAAAGGAACAGAAAGGGGTTTAAGAGCATTAATTAATTGTTATGGTATTCCTGCTACATTATTAGACATAAAGGAATTTGGTAGTTCAAATCCTAATAGAGATGACGTAAAATTATATACTTATGAAAAGTTTACCCAAGTACTAACAGGAGATTCTTTAAGTGGAGACAAACAAGGAATGTTTTTACAAACAACTTGGACAAGTTCATTTTCAAACGCTTTATCTGCATCTGCAAAAACAGTAGAATTTAGAGTAAAACCTAATAGATCTAATAATAAACAACATCTATTTTCATTAACTACAAATGAACCAACAACTATATCAGGTTCAGATTTACATTTATTAATTGAACCCTATACAGGCAGTGAAGATATTTATATTATAGATGATAGAACCCAATATGGTAGATTAAATTTACATCAATTTACTTCAAGTATAGCAGAAACAGAATATTTTCCTTTATATAATAAAAATTTCTGGGATATAACATTATCTACAGACGGAATATCAGGTAGTAATTCAACTCTTACTTTTGGGGCATATCAATCTACTCATTTAAGGGAAGTATTATTTTATACTCAATCCGTTTCTATAACAGAACAAGCAAACGCAGAATCTTTTGGTAATCCTTATTATAATGGGGGTACTTATGGAACAGCTAATGCGTTTATAGGAGGTATAAAAGATACAATAACAGATCAAGTAACAACAAGTTCTTTTTATACTAATAATGTAACAAGTTCTTTTGATCTAGGGTATAATGGGGCTTTATCAGAATTAAGATATTATTTTGGAGAACAATTATCACATGAGACCCTAAAACTACATGCATTAGAACCTTTATTATATGGAGGTAATTCAATTTCATCATCTTATGATCATTTAATATTAAGATACCCATTATCTTTTGAACTAACTGATATTACAGAAACAGATAATCAATTACCTTCTTCTTCTTATTTATGGAATGTTAATCCAACACTTCCTTTAGTAGGACCTATTACGGGGGGTGCTATTTTAAGTTCAAGTGGTTTCTTTTCTACGGGATCAAGTTATAGTGGCCAGCCTTTTAGTGGATCAAATCCTTATGTGTTTCCTCCTTCAGGATCAACATTTGCAAACTCTGTTATATTTACAGTAGCAGGTACACCATTATTAAAATCTCATCACCCAAACCAAAATATAGAATATTTAGAAGGATTCACTTATTTTTTAAACACTGATGTAGAACTTTTAAATGAAACTCATCATTTACCAACACCAAACACAATTGGTAAATCTCCTTTAAATCAAAAAGTATATATAGACTCAGGATCAACTGATGATGATATATTATCACCTGACATTTTATCTCAACTTCCAATTACAGAAAGACAAGTACCTGATTTTAATAATATTGGTGTATTTTTATCTCCACAAAATGAAATAAATGAAGATATAATTTATACTTTAGGTACTTTTAGTTTAGATGAGTTCTTAGGAGACCCAAGAGAAGAAACTTTAGATACTTATACAAGTTTTGGGCCCCTATTTAGACAATATTTTAAAAAATTAGAAAAAGGTAAAGATAGATATAATATTTGGGACTTTACAAGATGGATGCAATTTTTAGATCATACTTTATTTGAATTAATTAAGAAATTTACACCTCAAAAATCTATAGACAAAACAGGATTATTAATTGAACCACATTTTTTAGAAAGACCTAAATTTAAAAGACACCATCCTATAACTAGTAGACCTGAATATGATGGTACTATACAAGAAGTAACACAGTCTTTTTCTAAAAATAACAATAGATCACAATTAGACAATACGACAGGATCAGCTGTTTTATCTTATATTGGAACTAAAATACCAGTCACTGGGATAAATCCAGCTACAACAGCCATAATATTTAAAAATGGAGTAGGAGCAATTAATGGAACAATCACACTTATAGATGCAAGTGGTGTTAGTAAAACCTATATAGCTATTAATTCCGGAGGAAATACTGCAGGAACTATAAACGGAAGTGGTCAAATTGAATTTATAGGAAGTTTTAGTGCTCCAAATTCAAAAGCAGGCAGCTTAAGAGCAGCCATTGAACATGCAAACGGACACAATGGTTCAATATTAGTAACCCTTGACAATCAAGGAGGATCAACAAATGATACTCTTGTTTTAACTCAAGCAACAGCAGGTACTAGTGGAAATACAACGGTAACTACTGGAGGAAATTTTTTAACCATTTTAGATGCTACCCCTAATAATTTTAGTGGGGGGACAAGCACTTCATCTACAGATAAAGAAGACCCTTACAACACAACCATAGATGTAGCAAAAGCACTATCTGGAAGCAGTACATGGGAACAAGGACCATTAGTACCTAACAGCACAGGATCAGTTAAACAAAGAAATTCAAGTGGATCAAATGCTTTAAGACCTTGGACCTTAACTCCTAGAGGTAATTTTATGAATTCTAAAGTTAGTAAAAAAAGATTTAAAACATACACTTCAGGAGGACTAGAAACGGGACCAGGTATATTAACATCAATAGAATTTGATGATGAATTAATAGATTCAATAGCATGGAAACGTTCTCGTTATGAGGGATCAAGACTAACAGGAGCAAAAATCAACGAATATACAGCAGGAGACATAACTTATGGTTTAAATCCCGTAGCATCTTTAAAATCATCAGCTTTATATTTTGGAAAAACATTAATAGGAGCAGAAGGAACAGAGGATGATAGTTTAGTTACTATAAAAAACCATTCTTATGTAAACATTGAAAAGGTTCTTTTAATAAACAAATATAGTGATGATGTAACAATTATTGATCTTAAAAACGAAACCTATAAAGGAATAAATGGGTATATTGCAAAAGACTTTAAAGATGGATCAGGGTTTAATTTAGAATTATTAGATGATAAAATTACTCATAAATTAAAAGACACATATAAAGCTAAATTCAATCAAGGATATTTATATAAAGTTGTAGAACATAAAGGTATAAATGGGACAGGAAATATATATGGAGAAGGAATCCAAGTAGGATATATAGATAGTTCTTCAGCTGATTTATTTTCTTCTTATGTAGGTACATCACAGAATGTATTATGTTATGGAAGTCATAATAGTACAATGAATAGTAATACTTTAATATTAAAAGAAAATGTTTCT